GCATGGGGCAAGTTCGATGATCACGGATGCGACTGGGCATCGAACATGGATCACGCCTATCGCCTCTGCTCTGTGTGGTTGGCAAAGTACGGTGAACCCATGGTGATCTGGAAGTGTCCCGCCAAAGGTGAACCGATCGCATGGATGACTGTGACACCTGACCAAGTGTCCGCTGTCTGACCCATTTGCCACTGCTGACCCCTTATAATAAGCACATGATCAAACAACACAACGGCGCTTTCCTCGTTAACGAGACAGCAGCAAACGACCCCATCTGCCAGCAAGTGATGGCATCCTACATGGAGCAGATCCAACGGGACGCTATGCGAGCAAAGGCAATCCGTGAGGGTCGCATCCCTGCACCCCAGTGGGGCGACTATGGCACGATCAACATCAGCGACCGCCACTGATGTTCGCTTATCTCTCGAAACCCCGTCGCCCATCTTACTATCACGCCATGATGTTTAAGATCCTCTGCGTTGCTGCTATCGCTGGTCTGTTCTGGACCTCTGCCCCTGCCCGTACTGTGACGGCAGACGCACTGTCCACCACTGCCGAATTCCTGCGCCCCTAGGGTCTACAATTCACACATACCAAACAAAGGACACCATGAACGGTTGGGCAAACTACGAAACCTGGAACGCCTCCCTCTGGATCGGCAACGATGAATTCCTGTACAACACCGCCAAGGCGTGCGTCGAGTTCTGTGATGCTACCGAGACCCCTTGGCAGAAATTCGTTCGCTGCATGACTGACGGCGTGGTCGGTCGCTTCATCGGTGAGACTGGCGACGGTGTGCGGTGGGATGACCCCGCCATCGATGCAGACGAGATGAATGATTGCCTCTACGAATTAGCAAGCGGATGGTGAGGGGTCGCCCCCTCCATGCTATAATTTCACCAACGACACAACCACACATGACGATCGCCACCAACTTCGACCTGACCAAAGCACTGGAGATCTACAGCGACCGCATCGCCCCTCTCCATGCACAGTACCTGTCCGAGCAGAACGCAGGGGGCAAGATGAGGGCATCCATGGGCGACCTCTATGAAGACATCGCCCAAGCGGTCATCTATGCCGTCGATCCCTCCATCGTCTGCAAGCACAACGACTATATCCTGATCGAAAGCAAGGGCGGCAAGTACGTTAAGAAGACGCAGGTGGACATCCACGCCTACAAGGACGGCGAGTTGGCATTCATCGTTGAGGGCAAGACCTACATCGACTCATCCATGCTGGACCGTGCCTGCAGCGAGTTCGACAAGATCCGCCGCGTCTATCCTGACATCCCTGCCGCCGTGTTCAGTGGGCAGGATGCAACCGACCCTGACTCTGCAGCATGGTTCGCTGATGAGACAGAGCACAGCGTCTTCATCGTGAACCAGACCAAGCAACGCAGCAGCAGCGCCCCCATCTTCCAGACTGCCGACCCTCTGGACACTGACGCCCTGCAGGCATTCGCCCAATGGGTCAGCGACTGCCTTGCAAACTTCTGACCCATCCTGTACAATACCAGAGAACACACGACAGACCACATGCTCAACACCGCCATCATCCTGGACACTGACAGCACAGCAACGGAGCAGATCCGACTCTACCCCTTCCGCCGTCAGTGCATGGTCTTCTGGCAGTCGGGTCACTACAGCAACCACACAGTGCGCCGCCGTGACATGCTGCGCCTGCTGGTGAACCTGAAGCAGAGCGCAGGCGAGTGGGTGAACCGCTACGCCCTCGCCTGACCCAATCGGGAAAAAACAGGTAAATCCGACAGGGGGCAGTATTTTGCCCCTTTTTTAGTGGGCGGCGAAGCGCCAAGCGAAAATCGAAGGGTCCCTCTAACCTACAAAAGTATCCAGACGCTCGCTAAATATTTTTGAAAATGGTTTTTTGAAAACCTCAAAAGGAAAAAAATTTCCCGCCAAAAAAATGACGAAAAAAGTCGATGTGAGAACGACGCCCGTAGAGGAGTTTACGTATATCGCATTAACGTTGGGAGAACTTTTTAAGATAGTAGGTTCCCACACATTGAGAAAACTTACCCCCATGAGACAATGATCGATCCATATCAGTATATGAGAGACCGCGAAGAGATTTTGAAGGACTTTGATGCATTTTGCGATGCAATTGAGGGAAAAGCAGCACAAACATTCAGTGGACGTAATAATGAAACAGCAGACAGACTCGCAAAATACAGCAGCGAGGATCCAAGAATTGGAGATGAGAATAAAGAACTTGGAGGAGATGGTGTATCAGCTGCAGAGACCACAGTTGATGTACCGTCGTCCGAGCTCGAATAGATATGAGAAGGTAACTGAATATCTTGATGATGTAGAGAGACGTTTAGTAGGTATAGAAGATGCCAGGACTAGCAGCAGTAATCAATAGTGGAGTAACGCAAGAGGATATCGACGGTATTCAAGCACAGATTGATCAGATACCAGAAGAGGATTTGCAGTACAATAATATTGTTGTACCGAAGTTAGGATTCGGAATGGATTCTGGTGGTAAGTTGCCGTGTTGTATCAGTCCAGCGTTTCCTACGACAGGAACACCGACTGTAGCGAATGTACAGATTGAGGGAGCATTTCCGATGGTTGCTGGTAATACGCTTACACCAGCACCTGGAACGAATCCTTGCACTGTGATTCCAAGTGCATGTACGAATCCAAGGATAGCAGTATCAACTACAGCGAGAGTCCTTATCAATGGGCAAGCACCAGTGTGTGTAGGAGATGTACTGAATGCTTCTGCAGCGATTACGGTAGCAAGTGGAGCGACTAGCGTGACGATTGGCGCGTGATGTGTTATAATTAATTAAGTTCACTAAAACGATTATGGCAAGAGCGAAAGTTGGTCTGATGGGCGACAAGATGATCGAATCTACTCCCAAGAACACTCGACAGGGATCTGGGAAGAATACGAAGTATGCTGCAACTAGCAGGAACAAAGCACGCAAACCTTATAGGGGTCAAGGCAAGTGACATTAATCTGCAATCTTCCTGCAGAGACCGTTTGGGTACGCAAAGAGTATTTGCGTGATCATCAAGATGGACATGGGGAGTTTGTGCAAGGCGTCTGGGTATCAGCAAAGTCGATACCTGGGCGTTGTTTTTATTTTGAGACATATCTCCCAGAATATGGTGCGGTGTATGATAAGTTACCGATAAGTGCTTTTCTCCGAGCGCCGAAAACGCCGAACGTGGATATGAACCTATCGAACCTGCAGTTTTGGAATTGTATGGACTATGGTGTCACTGCAATGAACAAAGGTTTCATTAGTTCAATGGATGTTGAAGTGTATACAAGGAACCATGGTAAGATGCATGGTCAGTATCTGTTTACATTAGACAATTATCATGCTGATCCTAATGTGATAGATAATAATGTTAGTGAAACGCCTGCAGAGCATAAATCACATAATTGTATTGCACTAGAGAACGGTCAGTATTGTTTGTATCCTAATAACAGGATGCGATTATATGATATGTCGATTACACCATCTGAACCAAAGGTTCCAGACTTTAAAGTATCGACAATTGAGTATCAAGTTGAGAATGGAGTAGACTGGGGTAGACTAGGCGACACTGATGCTTATTTTTGGGAAACACCCGAAGAAACACGACAATTTTTAACGGAGGAACATGGGTAACCACCATAAAGTCGATAAAGGTCAAAGTTTCATCGATGAGGGGATGACTCTAATTACTGAAACAGACTCTGATCGATACCTAGATGCCGCTGCAAAGCAGCGTAGGGCAAAGAAGAAGGAAGAACTATACCCTATGCCAGAAGACCGCCTCTCACGTCCATCTGGAGGGGCAGGTGGTTTTGATGATTTCGTGGAGCGTTGGTCCGAGTAAATATATAAGTGGTGGATAAATAATTGAAACCACTATATCTAAAGTGCCAAAGTATACCGATTTTAAGGACATTGGTGTTGCTTTAAAAAAGCATCCGATCACTAACGATCTTGTGACCGTTAAGAACGATGTGGATATTAAGCAATCTGTTAAGAATTTAATTCTAACGAACAAGGGGGAGAGATTTTTTCAACCAGAACTCGGTTCTGATTTGATGACTCTCCTCTTTGAACCGATGGATTTTGGTACAATTGGTTTGATCGAAGACGAAATTCGTCGTGTACTCACCGTGTACGAACCTCGTATTGAGGTTCAAGAACTTCGTACAAATCCAAATTTTGAAGATAATGGTTATGAAGTCGAATTAACCTTCAAAATTGTTGGGAGAAGAGACACAGTATATGATATCGAATTTTTCCTAGAAAGAACTAGATAAAATGCCCTACACTCAAGTATCAAATTTAGATTATATTGATATCAAAACGGCGCTCAAAGATTACTTGAGAGCGAATAGTGACTTTACGTCATATGACTTCGAGGGTTCCGCCTTAAGTCATATTCTTGATGTATTGGCATATAACACGTATTACACGGCGTTTAACACCAACATGGTGGTGAACGAACTGTTTCTTGACTCTGCGACGTTAAGAGACAATGTAGTACGTATTGCAAAGCAGTTAGGTTACACACCGAAGTCAGTCACTGCACCACAGACTGAAATCAGTTTTCAAGTTAATTTTACTGGATCCTATCCAAATTTTGTCACATTAAAGGCTGGCACTGGATTCCAAGCAACATTTGATGATACTCCTTATCGTTTCGTCACTCTACAAGACCAGAAGGTCAACGTAAACTCGGGAGTAGCAAACTTTTATAACGTTGAAGTAAGAGAAGGAAGTTTAATTAGAAACTCTTACACTGTAGATACCTCGTTAGAAAATCAACGATTTATTCTGGATAATGCTAACGTTGATACAAATACGATTGAAGTAAGAATTTACCAATCAGAAAACTCAACATCGTTCCAACTATATCAGCAAGAGTCTGATATTCTCGATGTAGATCAGTATTCAAAAGTCTTCTTTGTTGATGAGACCGAAGATGAGCGTTATGAAGTTCTGTTTGGTGATGGTGTATTTGGTCGTGCATTAGAGAATGGTGAGTTTGTTGAGATTCAATATCTAATTTCTAATGGAACAGCAGCAAATGATGTTCAGAATTTCACGTTCTCTGGTGTTTTAGAAGACGATAAACAGAATTCTAACTGGACGTACACTATATCAAACATTAATCCCTCATCAAAGGCGTTTGGAGGCGCTTCTATCGAGTCTATTGACAAGATTAAGTACAATGCACCCAAACTGTTCGCAGCGCAGAACAGAGCGGTTACAGCGAGGGATTACGCTGCCATTGCAAGAAACGTTTATCCAGCAATTGCAGACATCATTACATACGGTGGCGAGGAAGAAGAACCACCACAGTATGGCAAAGTATTCATTGCTATTAAACCAGAGGGATCTGCATATCTGACTTCATTTACGAAACAGCAGATTGTAACGAAGTTGAAACCATTTATGGTAGCATCTGTTACACCAGAAATCAAAGATCCTTCAATTCTTTACGTTGAGTTGACATCAAACATTTACTATGATACTACTGTCACTAGATTGACGAAAGAAGAAATTCGCAAGAAGGTGATTGATAGTGTTCAACTCTACACTGCTGGATCTTCTACAGAAAAATTCAATGGTAAATTCAGATACAGTAAGTATGTTGGTGTGATTGATGATGCTGATAGGTCAATTTCTTCTAACCTCACATCTGTAATGATGAGGAAAGATTTCTATCCACAAATTAATTCACAGTCATACTATGAGATTTGTTATCAGAATGAATTTGACATTGATTGTGACGAAGATAATGTTGTCTTCTCAAGTGGATTTACTGTACAACAATATCCTAATTTCACTGTCTATATGGAAGACAGGGACGGCAAAGTTGCCCTATATAGATTAGATTCTGTGACTGGCGAAAAGATCACTGTAGATCCTGAAATTGGAACAGTTGATTATGTTAAAGGTGAGTTCAAAATTGATAAATTGACTATCATTAAAGGTACTTTTAGTGATAATAGAATCGAACTTCGTGCCAGACCAAGATATAATGATATTGTAGCGAAAAGAGAAGTATATCTCGACGTTGATATCGCAAACAGCAAATTTACTGCTTACCAAGAGTCATAGTAGATGTTAGATAACAAGAGAAAAATCTCAAATCTGATTGAGACCCAACTCCCTAGGTTTATTAATGATGAGTATGAGAATTTTGGTAAATTCTTGAGGTCTTACTATGAGCAGTTGGAAGTACAGGGTCAACCTCTAGATGTCATTAACAATCTAGACAAGTATCTAGATATTGGAACGTTCAGCAAAGAAGTTCTGAAGGATCAGAATGTCCTTGCGGCAAATATTACCGCAACTGATACGGAAATTACTTTGGAAGATGGAAGGTCTTTTCCAAAACGCGGAGGATATGTACGCATTGATCAGGAAATTTGTTTCTACACGGAACGTAGTGGCAATGTTTTAAAGGGTGTCACTCGTGGTGTGAGTGGCAATATGACACTTGGCAACCTTTATGAAGAGTCCAACTTCGTTTCTACGGAAAGTGCTGACCATTATCTAGGAGCACCCGTATATAACGTCAGCAATCTATTCTTATATGCGATTGTAAGAAGTTTTGAACTTCAGTATTTGGATGGATTCCCAGAGAAATATCTGTCTGCTGCTGCAGATAAGCGCACTTTAATCAAGCATGTTGGTGACTTTTACAAGTCAAAAGGTAGCGAGAAGTCTATTAAGTTCATCTTTAACTCTGTTTTAACGCAAGCAGGTGAAGATGATGAGGTATCTACTTATAATCCAAAAGATTTTACTATCAAAGCGTCCACTTCAAACTGGACAAAATTATACTCCCTGCGTGTAAAATCATACATCGGGGATCCAATGGACCTCGTAGGAAAAAGAATTGAGCAGGTTCAAGATGATCTGGTAGTCTCTGCAACTGTAGACAACGTAAGATTTTATAAGAATATAAATGGCGATGCGTTATATGATATCATTCTAGCAGAAGAAACTGTTAGTGGTTTGTTTACCGTAGCGCAGAGAACCTGTTTGATTGGTTCAGTATCTTCTGCTGCTACGACTGGTGATAGGATTAAAGTTCTTTCTACCCAAGGATGGAAAGGGCAGCAAGGATCTTTACTCGTAGGTTCTGAAGTAATCACTTTCAATGGTCGTTCTTCTGTATCATTCACTATTGATAGAAGATCTTCAACTACATCTTATTCAATTAAAACACCTGTGTATGGTGTCAATGTAGTCAAGGCAGAAAATATTCAGTGTATTCCTACTGGTCTCGTATACGATCTTTCTGTTTCTAATGGCACTACGCTTTCTAAAGTTGGCGATGTTCTCCAGACTACGACTGCCTTAAACAAGATTAGTAGTGGCAATCCAAAAGAAGACAAATGGTATCTAGAAAATCCATCCAATCCAAATTATATTTTACCTGGAGATGAAAATAGTGCTTTAAGTGACAAGTACGTTGAAGCACTATTTGAGGATGATGAGTTCTACTATGTTTGTAGTGGTGGACAGTACAAACAAACTCCATACACTCCAGATATCGATGGATATTCTCAAGTACACCAAAACTTTTTACGACTGATCAGAAAAAATCCAGTAACTACTACTGAAAAGTATGATAGTGGAGACTCTGATGTTGGAATTTCTCTAACAGGTTTGCCAATCTTAAGTTCTAGAGATTCTGAATATGTAATTTTTGGTTCTGTAGAATCTTTTGAGATTACAAATAAAGGAAAGAATTATCAAAATCCTCCTACCATCCTATTAGATAATAGACCTGGGTATGCAGTTGCAACTCTTTCGGGAAATACTATTGGATCAATTACATCGATTAAAGAAGGAGCATTCACCAAAGATCCAGTCATTACTATTACATCTGGAAGGAAAGCAACTGCTTCTGCAACAGTAACAAACGGCAAGGTAACAAAGATTGATGTAATTCAACCAGGAGAGTATTACGTTACTCCTCCTATCGTTAGAATTATTGATGGTGCTGGAAGAGGTAGATTTGCAGAATATACTACTGAAATTGATACTCGTGGTAGAGTAGTAGGATTCACTGCAGTAAACGAAGGAAATTTTTATAGTCAAGAAAATATTCAGGTAGAAATTGTACCTGTAGGTGAGAACGCTGCTGCCACATGTAAGGTAAAAAGATGGTACAAAGAAAAGTCTAAAAAGATTTTAGCGTCTAATCCTTACGGAAAAGATTATGATCTAGTATCCAATAATGGACAAACTAATCATTTCAAGACAATTTCACTTCAAAGTTCTGATATTAATATTGGTGGTTATTACACTGCGTTATTAGGAAATTCGTTAAGCACTGCTCCTACTGTTCTTCCTAATAATGCAGGTGCTGCGGGTGGACAAGATCACTCGGAACTTTTGGGATTCGCATATGACGGAAATCCAATCTATGGTGCATTTGGACACGAAGATCCATTAGATGCTGGTAGTTCATCTGTTCGTATGTTAAGCGGATACAAGTTGAGGACTTCCAGAGTAAACGGACCATCTACTTCAACTTATGCATTAGGAACTTTTGTTGATGACTATTATTATGAATATGATCCTGTTAACTATGGTAAAACAGTTCTAGATGAAAACAATGGTAGATATTGTGTAACTCCAGAATATCCAGGTGGAACATATGCATATTTTGTATCGACTGATGCAAACTTTAAGCCTG